CCACCGCCATCTGGTCCAGCGCCGTCGGAAAATCGGCGCGGCCTGACGGAGAATTGACGTTCGCCATCTCCACCCGTCCCGCACCGTGGTCGAACCGCACCGGCGTCGTCGCCAGCGCGTATTCCCCCGACCCCGGCAGCATCGCCACCGCCCGCACCGCCCGCGCCGGATCGTCCGGGGCCACGTCGGCGGGGGCCGGGCGCACCACCTCGAAGGTGAACTGCGGCACCCGGTTGCCCCATTGTTCCAGCGCCAGATCCTCAAGCACCACATAGGCCGTACCGCGATAGGCGGGCACCGCGCCGGTGCCCTCCACCGCCTCCATCTTCGGGTCGGGCAGCTGGTCGGCGGACCCGGTGTAGACCCGCATCGACAGATCCCGGGGCGCGATCTCCGCCCCGTCGGCCCAGACCCGGCCCACGCCGCCGATCTCGCCTTCACACAACGCGATCGCCAGCGACACGCGATAGGAATAGCGCCTCACCTCGGGCTGCGGCGCACCCTTGCCGCCGCCGGACCGGGTCACGATCTCCTCGAACTGCGTCGCCCAGATCACCTGGCCCGCAACCCGCATCCGGCCGTGCACCCGCGCCACCGGATCGCCCTCGCCCGCGCCCATGATGCGCAGCCGCTCGACGCGCCCCGTCTCCACCGGCTCCGCCCCCTGTCCCATGAGCCGCTGGTCGATCGCCCGGCCGATCACCGCGCCGACAAAGCGCCCGGCGACGACCGAGGACAGGCCGAATACCGTCCCGCCCAGCGACCCGCCGATGGCCGCCCCGGCGGCAGAGAGGAGTAGCGTTGCCATGGATCAGACCTCCGGAAAGGAAAACCGCGCCACGATGCGGCGGCGCCAGGGAAGGGAAAGCGCGCTTTCGACAACCGAATGGCCCGCATAGGCATGTACGAAGGTCGGATGCGCACCCGTCTCCGCCTGAAGCCCGACATGCTTGGCCACCGCCCCGTCGCGCATGCGGAACAGGATCACGTCGCCCGGCGCGGGTTCGTCCGTCGCCTTGACCGTGAGATGCCGCATCGCCGCCTGCCAGAGCCGTTCATCCCCCTGCGGTTCCGCCCAGTCGCGCGAATAGGGCGGGACGTGTTCGGGCTCCGCGCCATGCACCTCCCGCCAGACACCGCGCAGCAGGCCAAGGCAGTCGGTCCCCACGCCGGGCACGGAGGCCTGGTGCAGATAGGGCGTGCCGATCCAGCGCCGGGCGGCGGCGACATGCGGGTTAATCGGGGGGGGCACAAGGGCGGTCATCGGCGGCTGCCTCCGTTGATCTCGGGCGAATTGGCGGGAAAGGCGGTCATCCAGTCCTCTCCGGGGATGTCCGGAAATCCCTGGTAATTCAGCAGGTTGTTGAAGCGGTACCGGCACATGTCCATGGACTTGTCGCAGCCCGCCTCGATCCTGACCCGGTCGCCCGGCGCCACCCCGGCCCGCAGCGCGGACCACAGGTCGATCCGGCGCGCGTCGTTTTCGGCATGGTCCCGTTTGACCACCCCCGTCAGCCCCTCCGCCGCGCCATCGAGAACGACCAGTCTGCCACGCGCGAACCAGCCGGGTTCGAAATCCGGCAAGGCGGGCAGGACCAGCGTCGCGCCGTTCGCCGACACCACCCCGGCTTCGGCAAAGTACCCCGGCGCGGACAGATCCACCCCGCAGGCCGCATCCCCCAGAACCGCGCCGCAGGGGGCCTGGTAAACCCGCCCCGTCGGCCGGTTCAGCGCCTCCGCCAGCCCGCGCAGTTCGGCGGTGAAGGACCCGCCCGCGCGCCGGATTTCCCCGATGGACCCGGTGAAGATCACCTGCCGCGCCGTGACATCCGTCCAGTTCACCAGCCAGGCCCGGACCTCTGCCCCGTCGAACCGGCCCGCGTCGATATCCGCCTCCCGGATCGCCGCGTCCGATAGCGCGCCGATGGCTTCGGAATTGTCGACAGACAGCCCCGTCTCCTGCTGCAGCGCCATCGCGGTCAGCCCGGTCCCGGCGCGGAAGTCCAAGCCGTCAAAGGACAAATCCCGGTCATGATCGGTGAACCCCAGCACCACGCCATCGCTGCGCGTGATCGCCCAGGCATGGCAGACGGTGGTCGTCCCGGTGGCCAGATGCGCGGCCAGCGCGTCGTTGAACGCCATCAGACCCGAAGCTCCACCACCGGGACGGAGGGCATGTCCCCCGCCCGGAACGCCGCGACGGAGGTCGCGATCCGGTCCGTGTCGAAGCGCACCGGCACGTCGAATTCAAACCCCGCCGTGACCTCTGCCTGATGCACCGGGGCCTCCGCGAAGGTCACGATACCCGACAGCAGATCGACGGTGAAATCCACGCCCTCCCGCTGCGCCACCCCGTCGACGCCGATCTTCACCGTGCCCGCCACCGGCTTGGTGATGACACGGCGCGCGACTTCCAGCCCCGACCGGTAATCCTTCGTCAGCTGGAACGTGTCGGTCAGCCCGTCGCCCCGTGCAAGCAATTGATCGGTATAGGCAATATCGACGCTCGGCAGGCACGACCGGTAATCGGACCAGTCCTTCCAGCGGAACCCGTAAAGCTGCCCCTGCCGCGCCTCGAAGAAGGCCAGCAGCGCCTCGATATCGTCCAGAGAGCGCATCGCCACCCCCGCGTCATAGCGCCGGCGCGACTGGGACCAGGGGCTGTTGCGCTCCTCGTAGCCGTTGGCGAGCGTGACGATCTCCGTCCGCCGCTCGGGGCCCCCGGTCGACCCGAAGGACAGGGCGGCGGGAAATCTGACATCGTGGAAGGACATGGAAACCCCCTCAGCGGTTGCGTTGCCCGCGCGCCATGGCGCGGCTCATCTGGGCGGCGATCTGCGACTGGGAGCGGCGGAACCCCTCCGCGTCGGGGGTGGAGATGTTCATCACCACGGTCACCGGCCGCCCGCCCGCCGCGCGCACGCCCAGTTTCCCGTCGGCCCCGCGGGACAGCGGCATGATCGCCTCCGGCCCCGCCTCGCCCATCAGGCCCGTGCCGCCGCGCATCGGGAACGCGGTCGCCCCGCGCACCACGCCGCCATCCGCAAAGGGCATCACCCGGCCCTGCGCAAACGCCCCGCCCTTCGCGAACGGCATCAGCCCGCCAAAGATCGACCCGACCCCCTGCGCGATGACCGACCCGAAGTGATCCGTGACCGGCTTCACCGCCGCCGAATAGGCAGAGTTGATGACGGAATTCGCAACGATCCCAAGCGCATCCGACAGCTTCGCCCCGTCCAGCACAACCGAATCCAGCGCCCGCCGCAGACCCCGCGACAGGCCGCGTTCCAGCGTCTGCACATCCTTGCCCGTCTCGGCCAGGGCGATCCGCATCCGGCGCAGTTCGCTGTCGAACCCCGCCGCCATGCCCGCCGCCCCGCCAAGCGAGACCTCCAGCGCCTCCACCTGCCCGTGCAGGTCGCCAAGCCCTTCAAATTCCTCGATCATCCTTGCCTCCATCCGGGTATTGCCCGATCAGATCCTCAAGCCGCGCCCGCCCCAGGGGCGCCGGCCCGCCGGTCCCCAGCATCAGCCGCAGCTCTGCCGGGGTCAGCGCCCAGAACTCCGCCGGGGTCAGGCGCAGGCCCGCGATCCCGGCCCGCATCAGCGCGCCCCAGTCGAACTTCATGCGCCCTCTCCCGGCAGTGTGAAGGCCCGCGCCAGCAATTCTGCCGCCGCGCGCGATGCCGCGAGCGGTCCGCCCCCGATCTCCGCCGCCATCAGGTCCTCCGCCCGGCCGCGCCAGCCGCCGCCGCGCAGACCGGCAACGATCAGTGCCAGCAGGTCCCGCGCCGTGAAGGCCGAGGTTTCGAACCGCTGCACCAGCTCCACCAGCGACCCCGTCTCCAGCGCCGCCTCAAGCTCTGCCAGCGCGCCGAGCGTCAGCCGCATCACATGCGGCTCCCCGTCGATCACCAGCGCGACCTCACCTGCATGCGGGTTCACCATCAGAGCGCCGTGAAGCTCAGCGCCCCGGCCGAGGCCATCGCCATCTCGTAGGTCGCCTCCCCGTCATGCGCGCCCGCATATTCGATGGAGGTCACCTGGAACGCCCCCTCGATGATGCCGAAATCGGGGATCACCACCTGGAAATCGGGGGTCAGACCGTCGAAGAAGATCTGCCGCGCCCGCTCGTCGCTCGCCGCGTCGCGGAACACCCCCGCGCCCGAGATCGCGGCCGACCGTACCCCGGCCCCGCCCAGCAGCTCCCGCCAGCCGCCCGGGCTTTCGAGGGAGGTCACATCCACCGCCTCCGCGTTGAAACTGACCCGCGTGGCGCGAAGCCCGGCGAGTGTCTGGAACTGTCCGTCATCGGACATGTCCACCTTGATGAGCAGGTCCTTGCCATTCTGGGCTGCCATTTTTCATACTCCTGTCAGGGGGTTAATCGTCGTCGAGTAGCGCGCGGAAGGTCAGGTCGATGCGCCTCTGCTGGCCTGCCTCGTCGCGTTTGGCGCGGGCGCGCAGAAAGTTGAGCGTCACCACCCGCCCCCGCGTCAGCGGCGCCAGCGGTGCGGCCATCACGTCCGACACCGCCCCCGCCACCGCCTTGGCCTGGCCGAAGCCCCCCGCGTCGGTGATGACGGAGATCACGAAGTCATGCCGCGCCCCCGATCCGGTCCGGTCCGACCGTTCCACCGCCGTTTCCGGGCCAAGCGACACGTAAAGCGCCGGGATCGACCCCGCCGGGGGCGCGTCGAAGATCGCCGTGCCGA